TTTTAGCGAAACCCCTTTTTTTGTTTTTAATTTTGAGAGTTGGAGATTATTGAGAAGTGCTTGCCATTCTTTTCTATTATTATTAGTTTTACAGTGAGTTGATTTATTTAAAATTGGTTTTTTCGCATATCAAACAAACTTCTGAATTTTTTCTCACGTAAAAATCCTCCCTTTCTTTTTATATTTGTTCTAAGAAAAGGGAGGATATTGACCCAAGTTAATGTAAAAATAGATCAAAAGTCAATCGACCATAACCCATTGATATATTAGACAATAAAAAAGTTGAGTTCTATCTTTTCTACGACACGGGTTGGATTTAATATTATTGAGACATGAAATGTCTTTTTCTTAATTTCATATGCTGTTGCACCTACACTTACACTATAAGAATATAGTCCTCTACGTTTCTTTATGTCTTCTAAAAACTCAACAATTCCACCACTTACTAAACCCCAAGTGATAGCATCATTTTGTTCAAATATAAAGTAACGACAATATTCTTCAAGAGCTTTCTTACAATACAATACCATTCTTACAATATTAATATCTTGTAGTGCACTTGCTTTTGATTGAGTTGTTAATTGACCCCATGCAACGAATCCGGGGTTAAACTTAACTATTGGATTTAACTGTTTCAAGTACATTTGATCTCTTTGACCCAATCTCGGATTAAATCTTAATTCTTTAATTGAATCAATCACACCTCTAGTGAAACCTGCTGCTGCATACCAAATCTCAGCAACTGCATCGTTTCTAGGTAACAAATACGACATATGATAAATTGGTGAGAACCATACATCTTGACCGGTCCAAATATCATATACTTTGTTATAACACTCGTAAAGTGCGCAGTAGTAATTATTAAATGTATGTGTATCATTTCTTGAAGTCATTGCTGCATTATAACTAGCATTATCACCATTATCCATAATTGCTATACAATCTCTACGAGTTTGAACTAGAGAACTGATTTGAGTTTTAACATTACTGGAATAACCGCAATCAAATACTAATGTGAAGTATAGATTTTCAGAATCAAGAATATCATCATCAATAGTTCCAGCATAACCATTTGATAATAATGTAACCGCTTCAACTGTATCTAAGGAACCATCTGCTTGTAGTAATGCTCCGTCTGATCCTTTTCTTAGAGGTACTGGTTCTGAAGATGTAAAAGCATCAGCAATATTTGAATATGATTTTTTGACCCAATAAGTAATAGAAGAATTTGCGTCAAAACTAGCTATAGCAGTAGCTATTCCATTCCAATTTTGAGTACCCATATTCTTATCATCAAAGATAGAAATACTTTCGTTATCAGATCCAGTTGAATCTCCGATCCAACCCCAAACTTTATTACCTTTTCCATCTATAGCAATAAGAACATAATTTGCAACATCATTTGTATCATCCCAATCAGAAAAATCTTGTTTGTTATCAGTTAGAGATGCTGAACCATCAGTCATTGTTGTTGAGATTGTTCCAATATTTTTGTCGAACATCTTAGAAGCAGTTTCATAACCATCACTATAACTACCATCTGTTTTAGTCATAGCAAATCGTAGAACGGCTGAGTATGTTTCTAAAATATATTCAATAAAAATTGAGTCACCAGCTGAATCAGTTGCAGATGGATCAAATGAAACTTCAAATGATTCTATAATTACGTCATCACCATCTGATTGTCTTTCGTAGATGTCCATAACAAAAACACCTTCAACCATTGGATTTGAGTATTCAGTGAATCTAACTCCTAAAGCATTATACCAAACACCTCTTCCAATTGGATATAAGTACCCAATCGCTGCTGAAGCAGTAGCTAAATTTGAATTAAATTCTGATTTGGTATTAACTGGCTCTGTATAAGAAACTGAGATAACTCCGGTTGTATCAGAGTTTGCTACATTAATACGAAAGTTTGCAAATGTTGCATCATCTGGAAGACATCTCATAAAATAGAGACTTCCACTTTCTCCTAAAAAGTTGTAAGCACAGTAAGGTCCTTGTCCATAATTTTTACCATACATAGCTATGTTAGGTTCACCCCATTTAGAGATTAACTCAGACCTTCCACCAACGAAAGTTACTTCATTATCAGGTCCTTTCTCAGTTAGAGCTGCGATAAACCCTATGGTACTTGGAACTTGTTGTACATAGTTAGATAAGTCTATGATTTTGGTATAAACACCCGGCGAGATATTACTCATTTCTAATTCCTCCTATAAAATTTTTAAATTAAAAGTTTTCTATTAAATCTATCTCACCTTTCTTGTCTATAAGTTCTAAATTATAATCCTTTTGTATTATAAGTTTATTAATATTTTTTAACTCTTTTTTCCAAAAATGTTTATTAAAGTTTGTTGTTGAATAGTAGCTAACCTCTGTCCCCAAAAGAAACTAAAAGTATAAGTACCAAACAAATATTAATCTTCTTGAAGCTGTTTTAATTATAACTGGATATGTAACTCTAGCAAACAAATGAAAATCTCCAGAATACCCAGCTGAATGACTTGATGCTAAATATAGTCCAGCTTCACTTAACTCGTATCCATTTGCATCATCTGCTGCAATTGTAGTTGTAATATCTATAGCTAACCACGCATTATCATTAGCAGAATCTTGCTCAAAAGCAGTTGAATCAAATGGATGTTTATAGTAACTTCCACCTCTTAAATCACCACAAGTAGAATCGGTAGTACTAATTGGTATTTCATTAATTAATGCTGTGTCATTGTTACTTGGTGGATATGGGTTAAATGGATCTGCTGGATCTGCTCCACCATCTCCTAAACCAAACCAACATAAATAATCATCTAAGTCTGTGTATGTACTTGCATTATCTACATTTAACATTTTTTCAGCTAAATATTCTCTACCTGTATAAAGAACTAAATTTTTGGATCTTTCAACTAATGTTTTATTTCCATCCTCATCAACTTCAAATATCTCTACTATTCCTTGAGGTTTTCTAGAAACTTCTTCAGCATCAACCGGAATATTACAACCGTCTCCAAGACAATTATCTCCGTAAGAGTCACTTATTTGAATAAGAACATCTTTAGTTTCCTTCATATTATGATACCCTTTTAAAAACTTAAAAATTTAATAATAAACGATCTTTTAATTTTGTTCTTAGGAAGTTAGTATATTGGTTAGTTTAGTTTGTTATTATGTGAAAGTTAGATTTTTATAATTTAAAAACGATAAAAAACACGGGTCTATTTAAGAAGAGCTACATCTATCTTCAAAAATGGACCCGTGTGCATATCCACTTTATTTTTTGTTCTTAAATTATTCTAAAAATGTTCCACATTCACCACAATATTTTGAACTTGACTTAGAAGTTTTTCCGCATGTTGGACAAGTTAATTTTGTTTTGACTGTTACTGGTTGTTGAACCATTGTTCCATTAGACTTCTCACCACGAAGTCTTAATATAATAACTTGTGGTTGTTCAAGTGATCCAATAGAACCGTAAGTAAATTGTTGATTTATTTCAGATCCTTTCACAGTAATTCCTTCATCAAAATTAGGAGCTGAATGAAGAGATTTCATATTTGTTCCGTTTAACTCTAATTTACCAGTATCAGTATTAGTTGAACAAACATTTATATCGTCACTATTTTCAGATACGTTTCCTGTTCCTGAATCAGAATAATAAACCGTATTAGCAGATACCTTTCCGTCTGATGAATCTTGACATGTATAAGTCCAATCAAAACTTGGATAGTAAGGTCTGTAATAAGGATACCAACGATCATACCACCAATCTCTATAATGATGATGTTCAGTAATTATTGTTTTATTAACTACTTCAGAAACTCTTTTTTCAAAAGCAAATTCAACTCTTATCATTCCATCATCAATTTTATCACCACGGTGATCTTGAATTTGTTTTGTTTTTTGAATAAATTTGAAACTATTCTTCGCAATATTTCCTTTTACAAAACCTTCAAGTTCAGATTCAGTATTTCCATTAAGAAGTAACGAACCATCCATAACTTCCTGACCATCAATACTAATTTTAGCTGAAACTTTTCTTGACTCAAGATTTTTAATTAGAAGGGAATATTCTGAACCAAAAGGGAGGGTTACAAAACCATCTTTTTCACGAAGAATTTTACCATTACATTTTACTACTACTACAAAATTGTTTGAATACACCATAATCACTTTCTCCTTCTGAGGGTCTGGACTACAACCTCAAATATTATTTAAAGTCCATTGGGGTTAAGTGGATATTTTATATTTGTTCTTACTATATATATTAATTAGTGAAGGTTTAGAGGAAGTTTGTTACTAAAAATAAGGAGGATCTTATGAATTGTAATGAAGAAAAAGAAAAGACAAAAGATCTATTATTATGTTTATCTATATTATTTATAATTATGTTCTTTATATACTTAGTATCTACATTTGGAATGTGGTCTGGTGGGGACGCAACGTTAACATACGTGATAAAATACCAGATCAACTGGGTATTAGATTTAATAAATCGAATATATTAAAGGAGGGTAACATGGACGATGTTAAAACCGAACGTAAAATAAAATACAATTCTCTTTCGATAATAGTTCTTGGTCTTATAGGATTAAGTGGAGCTATAACAAATATAATTTATGGAATAAATAATCTATTTGCTTATCTAGTCATAGTATTAGGACTAACAGCTGGTTGTTTAGCTATATTTACGTTCGTTGTCGATGACTTTTTCTATGTCGAAGAACTTACGACCGATTTTGAAATATTATCTGAAACCGATTCTCTTATCATAAAATATGACAAAGAAATATTCGAATTTAACTCATTTGCAGCATCTAAATTTTCAGAAACTAATACTTTGATTTGTCGCATATACTATACTATATATGGGATTAAAACCAGTAAAAGTTTAATTATCGGAAAAGAAGAAGTACGTCCAAAATAAAGGAGGTGATGCCTATATAAAATTATCGACTAGAAAATTACCTAAAACTCAAAAAAAAAGGAAAAAATCATGCAAAAATATGGAGAGTCAATTCCAGATATCGTATGTAATAAAATTCTTCCTATGTTTGTAGGGAAAGAATTTGATTACAAAAATTTATTGGAAAAAACCGAAAAATTCAAAGATGAGGTGGTTAATATGCATTCTATAAGGAATGCAATTCTTAAATATGCCATACCTAAAGAATTGGTAAAGTCATTAGCTCCTGGTAAATTTGAGACAACCGCCAAAGTCAAGGATAAAGGAACCGGAAAAATATATAAAAAGTGGGGAGTAATCTCAACTTTGAAAAAGATAGTTCTTCCAAAAATCACCAAGGACCCGGTTCTTTCCCAATCTTTTACAAATGAGGACGTGGTGATTCGTCTTGAAGATAATATGGGTAATCTTTCACCAGAGCAGAAAAATACAGTTGCAAGGACTATCGGACACGCTCTTGTGAAAGAAGGTTTGATCGAAAGAATCAATTCCAAAAAAAAACGTATTGCCATCTATAAATTGAAGCATGTTAAATCGGCAGCGCGGGATGAATCTTCTATCGAAGAAGTTCCAATCACCTCTTTTACTGATGCTGACCTTGAGGCAGTCAGTATGATTACGAAAGCTCACAATATTGCATTTTACTTCAAAAATAGATGTAATGATGTCGAGTCACTTTATGGAAAATCAAAGGCGGACCATAAAAAGATCTTGATCATGAGAGATCAAACAATTGGTTCTTTAACTACTCGGTTAAATATTGCTGAGGAAAAAGTGAAAGAATTAACTGCGAAATTGGCAAAAACGAGCACATACAAAGATGAGATTGATATGTTGAATCGAAAGCTTACAAAGGCATGTCAAGATCTTTCGAAGTTGAAAGGAGTTATAACGGAGGGTGCTAAAGCCAAAAAACAACTACATGAATTATTCGATAGTCCTGAAATTCCAGAACATATTGCATCCGCTGACGTATCATTAACCCCGTAACTTTATAACATAACAACAAACACTAAAACTAAGGGGTCAAATTGACCCCTTTTTTTAATCCAAATAAGCTTTTATTTTAACACCGCTTGATAATGGTTTAATAGTTACAACTACTCCACCAATTTCAGTTGGTGGGTAACCTTTTATTTCACTATAAGAAGGATTAGAATCTCTACTATAAGTCTTCAGAAATGTTCCACATATACACATTGTTTTTGGTTTATTTACCAACTTACTTCCTATAAGTCCTAACCTTGGAATCTGATCAACCTGTTTACGATGAACATGTCCTTAA